TCCACTTTCGCGCTAGTGCGCAGCTCGTCCTTCAGGAAATCCACAAAAATGTGGGGGCGCCTGACACCCCGCCTGGCGTCATCAATGATGGCCTGAGCCTCAAGCAACACCTTGCGGGATGCCTCACTGGTAAGATCATAATCTTGGCCATCGCCAAAGATATCCTTCTTGCCCTTAGCAAACTCAAGGCACAAGGGATACCCACAAGAGGAAGAGCGATTGACACTCTTCAACTTCAAGTGTGGCACCCCAAGCACTGACTCCTCCAAAGTGAGCAGTCGGCGCGTGCACTTGGCTGTCTTGAGCCAATGCTGCTTCATAGCCAAGGCCATGACAGCATCTGCGTTAGGAATGTCGGAAAGATGGACTGTGCTCATATAATTGCTCATGGCTTTCACCATGGGCTCAATGACAACGCCATCTCGCACAACAGGGCTAAGAATGGCTGGCTTCATGGGACAAGGCCCGAAGACCTCGCAGCCTGAAGGAATCAGTTTAGAGCGTGTGCTCTGAGAGACTGACTTATCCACAAGGCCAACCCCAGTGAATGAGCCATCAGCAAGGCCCATTTCCTCCACAATGTCTCCATCATCATCAAGGGTTATACCCTTCTTGGCAAGACCATCATGAAAAGTGTCTTCAATGATGGCAGCCTTGTTGGAAAACTTGGACAGAGTCTTAACCACAAGCTCATGCGTGAGCACTGCGGCATAACCCTGCCTCTGCGCAGCACTGCCAGGCGTCAAAGATCGACCCGCAATGTGCATACCCAAGATGCTCTTGCCTGCGAAATAGCGAGGCTCAGTGATAGTGAGCATAGCGCCGCAATCACCAGCCTGAGTTGGTATGGTGTAGGTATATACATCCTTCACCTCAGCACCCTTGACTCGGATGGTCTCCTCAAAAGAGACACCTTGCACCACGTATCCAATCTGCTGAACATAAGACTTGCCCTCAAAAGCAAAGTCTCTCGCCACATCAAGGCGCACACCAATGTTGGCGCCTGTGCGGAAATCCCTCTGGAAATCGCGGTCAGCAATAAATTGCTTGACCAAATCGCGGTGTGCGTGCATACACGCACTGGAAAAATCCACGAAGCACAAATCCGAGTCCTCATAGTCAACATGCTCCATGCCAGCAAACTTGGCACCGCTGAAACAGTAGCGCAGCTCCTGGTTCACACCATTGCAGCTGAGCATCTCAATGCTCTTGGCCACTGTCAAAACTTTACGGAAATGAAAAGGCATGACGCCAATGCGATTGCGCACCATGAGAATCTGGCCCACGGGCTCACCATCAGCAAACACCTTATAGGTGTTGCGATAGACCCTATCTGACTGAGAGATGGCCGCACCACCCCCATTCTCTGCCTTTGCAGATGGGGGAGGGTACTTGGTCCTGGGCTTAGGCTTGACATCCACATCACGGTGAACACTCTGCTCCTCTGCATCATCGGCCTCTTCACCATCTCCTTCAGGCTTGCCAAAGAGAAGGTTGCGGATTGCTCCGACCACCCCCCTGACAGCCTTAAAGACCAGGCCAAGCACCTTAACCCCCACATAAAGTGTGGAAAGTAGGTTCAACGTGACCCAGGCGATTCCTCCGTAATCCCTGCGCCTCCACTGCCTCTTATACTGCTTGATCCAAGGGCCAGGAGTAAACTGATGAAGCTGCTGAACAAGCAACTCCATAAACAGCCTGAAATTGGACATCTCCTTGCGCGCCCAATGTGTCCACCCACAGCGAACCACATCAGCTTCATCCTGAGGCACCTTGGGGCGAAAATCCATACCGGCCCAAAAATCTCGGCCATCCTCATTGATCATGGCATCGAGATCACACTCAGATCCAATCGAATCGCAATTACGGACAAACTCAGATCGAGCATATCCAATGGACTCGTCCTCAAGGTCGCACACATCAGCAGTGCGCATCACTGGGCCAGACTGGGGCTCAATGCCCACAGCCTTCTTGGCTTTCTTAAAAGCAAGTGCCCAGTTGAAAATGTTAGAAACATTCTCAGCATGAGCCGCAGTTCTCTGAGAAAGCTGATGTGCCACATCCTTTACAAGGTCTATGACACGAGGCCCGACTCCTCCAGAAATTCCGTCAAAGCCACAAGGCTCCAAACTCCAAGCCTCCCAAGGCACAGAGTTAAGCCACTGCTCGGTGGTGTATTCATCACCAAGGGCCTCAAAGCGCGCCTGCTGCTCAAGCTCCCACTTGCGGTAATTGAATGAACCTGCCTGAGTCTTAAAAGACTCGTTGACGGACATCCAGTACCCATGTGAGATCCGGCGCAAAACGGCCTTGGGACACGTGATGATTGGGTCCAGCGCACCAGAGATGTTCTTCTCATTCGTAGTGCCAACCATAAGCTTGGAATTGAAGAAAAAGCGGCCCTTGCTCTCGACATCGGCAAAGGGCAAAGGAAAAGGCCAGCTATTAACCGCCTTGATAACAGTCATGGCCTCACACTCGTCAGATCCCGGCACAGGCTTTTTCTGGAATACATCATCCATGATGTACGCCGCCTGGCCACTGTAGCCATTGAAAAAGCGATCCTCGCCCTTCTGAAACATATTGTGCGCAGCCATTTCCGGCTCACACAAGCCCGCCATGACAAGACAAGCAGTGGTGAACGCCTTGACAAGATATGTCTTGCCAGTGGCCGAATCACCACCAAACATCACAAACAAGGGCTGCATACGATATGTGCCCTCAGTGTCCAATAGCCCTCTAAAAGGGGCAATCTTGGAGTTGAGCTTGTCCAGCTGGTGCTCAATGGTACGGCGCAAATGCTGTGCCTGCATGGTGCTCTTCATGTTGTAGCCCATCACAAGCAGGCTCTTGGCCTCAATGAGCTTGGCAATTTCGGGTTTCTCGCAGTCAATAACTGCTATCACCTTGTCGCACTCCTTGCACCACTTAAGCACTTCTGCCTCAGCTGCTCCAACCAAAGACACCTCCTCCTTACCAACCATCTTCAACACGGCATTAACACCAGCCTGCGTCATACGCATAATGGTGCCAAACAGGGCCTCAAAGCCCTCAGCTGCCTTAGGCAACATGGAAATGTTCCGAAAAACTGAATTGGCCAGCTGAGCGCGATTGCTAGCGCTGGCCGTTGGAAGAATGATACATGACATCATGGCAGCCACAGACGAAGCAAGGTTGCTAGACTGCGGCTCGATGTCCCCCTCCTCGAAATCAAAAGAGGTGGAAACATCAGGGACAAGCTTGGACAAAATGCCAAGCGCAAAATCCTGAATCACAATGGCTATGCCAGTCAGACTACGCAAAGCCACAACAAAGGCCCCAATCACGAGCTTCCAGAAAATGCCGCCAATGGACTTGACAAGGTCCACAAAAGCTTTGATGGCATCATGAATCTTACGAAAGAACTCATTGACGCCACTCAAAGTGGTGGTTGCCTCATCAGCAGCCTCCGAAGCTGCCTTAGACAATGTGTCCACGCTATCAGCAATGGACTTGGCATTCTTGGAAACACCCCGGGCTATGACGGCACCGGAAATGGCCGCAATGACCGCGGCGCCCGCGCTAATAATGGCCGGGACGCCTGCCTCAAAATCAATGTCATCTGAAAGCAAACTGGCATACTTAGCCTCCCGCTCATCACGAACCTCTTGCTCACGCACTGCCTTAGGCTTAGACCTGCGCATGATTTTCACCCTGCGCGCCGCACACTGTCTCTGTCGTTCCTCACGCAAAGATCTGTGATATGCACGAAGCAAAGGTTCACCATTAGAATCAAGAAAGACAAGGTTGCGCATGATCAAATCGTGAACGTACTGATCGTATGAAAACTTTTTGTGTGCCATTGTGCTATTCATTGAAATTGCTTTTGAACTGGTTTACACAGAGCCAGCATGTGCCAAGTTTCACCCAACTTGAAAGGGGGATGAAGGGCATGGCGGTGGGTTGCAGAAAAGAAGGATCAAAGCTGCATTTCACAGCTATTGAGATCGAGTGTGAGCTTAAAAGCCGCACCCTAATACCTCTCCTTCGCTTAGGTTACTTACACTGGCACTACCATGCCATTCAAAACAATCACATAGACGTTCCCGGGGAAAGGCCTTGCAAGCCCTTGTCATTGACATCATCGTGGTCCAGACCCACCTGGACCCATCACCTGCGAAGTCGTCTTACGGTGAAGGAATCAGACCAATTATCCCTAGTACCAGCACGCTTGGTTTATGCCTAACAAAAGGCAGGCCAAGCCACAACTAGTAAACATGATTGCTCATCCAGACTTGGAAACGAACCAGCAAACTCCCACTACTAAAGAGGTCCTCCCAACGGGGCGTTTTTGGTATTTATATTTCGACCAATCACATTAAACCGCCTTCCTGAAACAGTGTAGGCTGGCTGTGAGTGCACTGGAAATGTATTAAACCGTTTGTCTGAAACAGCGTAAACTGGCTACACTTCCAAATGCAAACAATGTGTCTCAAAATCAGAACACCTTCCGCAGACAGTTCTGACTAGATAACACAAGGTTGGTTCTGTTATTACATTGCTAATATTTCAAATAGTACTACAATACTAATAATGTTACAGGTATGTACAAAAGAAACCAAATCTGTTGATATGTTGGCGGGTCCGAGTGCTAAAGAACACCCTTGACGCCCGGGCCCACGCAGCGCGCTATCGTATCGCACTCACGCTCCATTAGAACTCGCGTTAAGACGCAAAGCCCCCCGTATGGAGACGGGGCAAAATATGTGCAGCTATTACAC